CACCGCGATCATCATGAAGAGGCCGTTTTGAGGTAGACATCTTGCCAACTTGGTTTTGTTGCGAAATATGGTATATATGTCATTGGGGGATAGTGGGAAAGCCGCTACCGACCATGTGGCTGACACATAGCCGCTAAAGAACCGACCCCGCGTCTTCTCCTTTCTACGCGGGAGTGCCTAACGGGTCTGGCATGGCGTGGCCGCCTAAACCTATCCGCACCCGTGCGGAGAAACAATACACGGGTTTTATAGCAGATTAGCGTAACAGTAGCGCGGCTGGCTTTGAACCAGCATGAGGTGGTGCAACCCCATCATCTGCTGCCAAACTGTCTGACATAGTGTTAGAGGGAACAGGCAAGTTGAGGGAACGGGGGCTTGCTTGTTTTGAGTGCTGAAATCTTCTGCGGGGTGAGAAGTTGGACGAACTTCAAGAAAAGAATAATGTTGTCCGCAACGATATGTTCGGGCGGCTTGATATCTATTCTCCGTTTGACAACATCACCGGGGACGATCTCGTTGACGAGCTGAACTCCGCGTTGGTTTACCATGTACGGAATATGCTCCAGGAAGAGTTTCTGTACTGGTACACGCGTGGTGTTCAGCCTATTCTTGGGCGCAAGAAGGAGATCCGCGAGGACATTCTCAACATCGTCCAGGTGAACTCTGCCGCAGAGATCGTTGATTTCAAGAACGGCTATCTGCTTCAGAAGCCGTGCGCGTATACGGCGAGACGGAAGGGCGTCCAGACCAAACTGAAGAAGCTGAACGAGTACCTCTACCGTTCCGGCAAGGCAGACGCGGACAACAAGGTTGCGGATTGGTTTCATCGTGTCGGCAAGGGCGTTATGTTCGTAGAGCCGAACGAGGACACAGAAGTCCCGTTCAAGGCATATGCGCTTGATCCGCGCTCCGCGTTCGTTGTGTACTCTCTCCGTCCGGGCAACAAGCCCGTGATGGGAGTTAATTTCGTCACACGCGAAGGAAAGGCCATGTTTGACGTGTTCACCGAGAACATGGTGTACCATCTGTCCGGCACGATCCGTGGAAAGATGATGACCACGGAGACAAATTGCGACCACCTCGTCACGGCTACGTCTCTGGATTCTTCCGAGCCGAACGTGCTTGGGTACATCCCGATCATTGAGTACCGCTACAACAGCGTAAACACTTCTGCGTTTGAACTTGCCATCCCGCTCCTGGACGAGATTTCCAATCTTGCGTCCAATGCGTGTGACGGTGTGGAACAGTTCATCCAGACGCTTGCCATCGCCGTGAACTGCGAGTTCCCGGAGAACACAACGATCACGGACATCCGCAAGGCGGGAATGATTGCTCTGCGGTCTATCGGTGAGAACAGAGCTGATTTCAAGGTTCTGACGGAACAGCTTGACCAGACGCAGACGAAAGTCCTCATGGACAATCTGCGCGAGGAAGTTCTTCGGATCTGCGCCATGCCGAACCGCGCCAACGGTGGCAGCACCTACGATACAACGGGAGCGGCGGTGCTTGCGTCCTACGGATGGTATCAAGCCGATTGCTGCGCCAGGAACACGGAAGACCTCTTCCGTGAGAGCAACAAACAGTTTGACCGCATCATCCTTGAGATCCTCAAGCGCAAGGGTCTTCTGGACATTGACGCCAATGACTTTGAACTTAACTTCCCGCACGGCGAGACGGCAAACATCCAGAGCAAGGCTCAAGCGTTCCAGACGCTGATGGCTGCGGGTCTGCATCCCGAACTCGCCGCCGAAAAGTCCGGCATCTCCAGTGATCCCGTGAAGGATATGAAGATGTCCGAGGAGTACATCAAGATGATCTGGGGAGATCCCGCAAAGGCCGATGAGGAAGAGCAAGCCGGAAACGGACAGGGAGAAGCCGAGATCGTTGAGACGGACGCCAACAACGGCGAGGGGGACATGGGCGGCACGGTATGATTCCAAAGGTATCTGTCATCGTTCCCGTTTGGAACCAGGAGAAACTGGTGATCCGTGCGCTGGACAGCATTCCGAAGCGAGATGATATTGAAATCATCATCGTGGACGATGCATCCACTGACCGCACATATGAGAACGTGCTTGCGTGGGCGGCGGCGCACAAGGACATGAGAGTGCGGATCTACCGCAACGCCGAGAACAGAGGACTTGGGTACACGAAGAACGTGGGCTATGACAAGTCCGAGGGCGAGTACGTTCACCAACTTGACAGCGATGACTACCTTTACACGCCAATATACTCCAGAGCGATAGACATGATTGACGGCGAGGACATGGTGTTCATCAACCTCGTTATCAATAGCGGGGCGGTTTTTGAACTGAACCCCACCACAAAGACGGGATACTGTGGCGGCACAACCAAGTTCACACGCAGAGAGTTTCTTGGCACACACAGATGCCCGGAAGTTAGGGCTGCGGAAGATCTGGCATTGAACAACGAGCTTATGGCGATTCCACACACGGAGAAGTTCACGAACCTCAACGCTTATCACTACAACTATCCCAGGGCGGGAAGTTTGTATGACTTGCTTGTGAAAGGTCAGTTATGAACACCAACCTTTTTTTCTTCAAGTCCCTTAACAAGATTGGCGGCATTGAGACATTCTTTTACAATCTCGCCAAGAAGTATGGCAAGGATTACGACATCACGATTATGTTCTCCGATGGAGACATTGAGCAGATCAGACGGCTTGCCAAATATGTCCGCGTAAAGCGGTGGGACATGAAGAGCCGGGTGCGGTGCAAGCGGTGTTTTGTGACATTCCACGCAAGCATCCTTGACCTTATTGATGCGGACGAGTACATCCAGGTTCTGCACGGGGATTACAAATCGCTTGGCGTTGTACCGCAATCCCACCCAAAGATCACAAAGTGGATATCCGTCAGCGAGGTTGTGCGGAACGCATACAAGGACATTGTCGGCGAGGATTCCACGGTCAGTTACAACCCTCTCGTCTGGGAGAAGCCGAAGAAGGCATTGCGGCTTGTATCAGCAACCCGTCTCACGAAGGACAAGGGCTGGAAGAGGATGCTGCAACTGGCAAAGACCCTGGACGATAACGGAATCCCGTTCCAGTGGGATATCTACACGGACACTCCGAAGACGGATTGCAATCCGAGCATGATAATGCACGAACCTCGTCTGGATGTCATCAACTACATTGCGGCAGCAGACTACTTCGTCCAGTTGTCCGATTCCGAGGGGTACTGTTATTCCATCGTTGAAGCCCTCTGCGCCGGAGTTCCCGTCCTTGTGACGGATTTCCCTGTGGCGCATGAGATTGGCATTAAAAACGGCGTGAACGGGTACATTCTGCCGCTTGACATGGAAACTATACCCATTAACGAAATTAGCAAGGGTATAAAGAGGTTCAAGTACGAACCGCTCCCAGACAGATGGAACGAGTTGCTCCTGCCAGTACCGCCGGACTATGACGAGGAAATGCGCCAGATCGTGCGCGTGAGGGCAAAGCGTGTGTTCATAGACATCGCTAGAGAGTACAAATATGTTGAGTACGCCGAGGAATGGGAATGCACACGGGATAGAGCCGAGGAACTGTATGACCTTGGGCTTGTTGAGATAGTGGGAGAGTAGTGCATGGCAAGCGTTCTGCCTTTTGATGAACTGAATAGGTTCGTTGATTCAGCGCGGGAACGCTATGGCGTTGAAAAGTTGCCTAAAGAAGATAAGGAAGATATCATTGACGAGCTTCTGGATCTCTTCCTGCTTGCATATGCGAATGGGAACGAGGTAACGAACGCGAGGCTTTCATCCGATTACACCCCGACTCTGGACGATGTTGCCGAAACTGTGGACGAAGAGGTTGCGGGGAAGACCTGGCGCGAACGCGTTGAGGAATACTGCGATAACGGCGGTACTGTAGAGGACATCGTTCGGATCGCGGAAACCGAGACGCACAGGATTGCGAACGCGGCTGCGTTTGACACGGCAAGGAAAGCCGGAGCTACAAGCAAGACTTGGCATTGCATGATGCTACCGACATCCCGTGATACGCACATTTATCTCAACGGCGTGACCGCTCCAATAGACGGAGAGTTTTATTCCTTCAAAGGCGGCTCAACACAGTTCCCTGGTCAATGGGGAATTGCCGAAGAGGATGTTAACTGTTTGTGTTGGTTAACATTTGATAAATAGCAAGGCGGCAAGCACTTGGCATAAGGCGGTGATTCTATGTGGAATGTTAACGGTCAGACCATCCGAATGGCTGAAGGCGATTGGGGCATCAAGCTCCCCGTAACGCTGAACGGAATGACGCTCACGGCAAGCGATGAAGTGCGATTCGTCATCAAGACAGCCGTGAACGGAAACGTAATTGTTTCCAAGACATTTACAAACATTGCAGAAAACACGGTTGACCTGGAACTCACTGAAGCCGAGTCGGAACTTCTCCCGGTTGGGAGCTATGTTTATCTGCTTGATTGGTATCAAGACGGTGCATTCATGTGTAACATTATTACGTCTGCCGACTTTAAGGTGGTGGATAAGGCGTGACAACGCTTACCGCCACATTCGTACCGCAGAGACTTGACGTTACATTCAATGTTCCATCATTCGCGACATCAACAGGAACTCCCGTTGCGAGAGACTACGTTGAGCGAGATCCATACACGGGTGATTATGTTGTTACGCCGTCCGATTCGGAGCAGATGCTTGCAACAGACGGACTCCGCATGACGGACAACATTACAATTAACCCAATCCCAAGCAATTACGGGAGAATCAGCACGGACGGCTCTATTATTATCGTTTCGTAAGGAGAGAGAGAACATGGCACACCCAACTGTTGTGATTAATAGTGTGGTTTATGCCGATACGCCAGAGGTTGACATTCCCAAGCAAGGTAGCGGTACTGCGAAATTTTATGATGCGTCCCAGACAGATGTTGCCGCCGGAGATGTGAGAACTGGAAAGAAATTTGTCGGAACGAGCGGCGAGGACACGGGTTCTCTTGCCGACAATGGAGCAACTGGTGGGACGATTTCCACGAAAGCCGGGAGCGTTTCAATTCCGGCGGGTATCACCACTGGTGGTTCTGTTACGATCAGTTCTACCGAACAGGCAAAAATCATCGCGGGAAACATCAAGAGCGGGGTCACTATTCTTGGGGTTTCTGGTTCTCTGTCTCTTCCGACCATCAGCCAGGATAGCACCACAAAGATCTTGAGCATCAGCTGATTGGGGGTGCTTCAATGGCTAACCCCAACATTACTCTGCTGAACGCCACTTACAGTGGGGTTAGTGGAGTATCCCTTCCAACGCAAGGCGGTGGAACGGCAACCTTCCCGTGGGTGGAAGGGTCGGCCACCAAGACCGAAAACGGCACTTACGATGTCACGAACCTTGCCCAACTGGTTGTCAATGTGAGTGGCGGTGGTGGCGGCGGACTAACACTCCTTGGCACAAAGGCATTGGGAACGATTTCCACATCTTCAACATCTGCGGCAGACACGGGAAAAACCGTTACTGCTACGGGAGCATCCTCATATGATTTGCTTGTTGTAATCACATCTTGCACGAAGACAAACAGCAGACATTGGGGAACAATCGGTCTTATTGAGTTATATAACTCAAGCACCGCCACAAGTCCAAACACCGCATCAATTTCGACTAATAAATACAATTATAAAGTAGGTAGCACAGGAACGGTGCAGTCCAGGTGCGGAACTACTGCTTATGGTATCTATCCAAACGCTTGCACTTTTTCAAGTAGTAACGCAACAATCACCTTGTATCAGCGTTATAACAACACCTCGACAGGCACAATCAACGGTAGTTACACAACGAAAGTTTATGGAGTTAAACTCTATGACTTGCTTGGTGCATAAGGCGGCGAGATTGATTGAGTGATGCGATTATTGTCGCACTTATAACGGCGGCGGTTACCCTTCTAGGCACAATCCTAACAACCATCACAACGGCAATTGCGAACAGGAAGAAAACCATATCACGCATTGACGGAGTGGAACTAAAACTGAATAACCACATTGAAGAAGAGGAACTTGTCAACGCAAGGCAGATGCGAGTGCGGATTCTGCGGTTTAATGACGAACTGTGCCGTGGAACGAATTTCAGCGAGAACCATTTTGATGACATTTTGGAAGACATCGCTGACTATGAGGCGTTCTGCAAAAATCACAAGGACTACAAAAACGGCAAAGGTCAGATCGCAATGAAGCACATCAAGGAAGAGTACGAACGGCACATGGTAAACCACGATTTTTTGTGAAGGGAGAAGAACATGAAACTACCAGATAAGGTCTACAACGTCCTCAAATGGATTGTTCTGATCTGCATTCCGGCTTGTACCACCGCATATGTTGGGTTGGACAAGATCTTCGGATGGGGATACGGGGATGTTGTTGCCCAGGTTGCGGCAATCGTATGTACGCTTATCGGCGCACTCGTTGGAATCAGCACCGCACAGTACTATAAGGAAAAGGAGTAAAATCGGTACTTTCTGATTTTACATACGACAGGGAAGTCGTTAAAACGCATAAAGACATGACAAGTCTTTAAAAAACGGAAATCATGGTGAGGGAACACCTAAAAACGCAAGGAGTAAGACATGAAAATTGACACAAGCAAGATCACGGGCTATGCGGAGATGACCGCAGAGGACAAACTGAAAGCACTTGAGGAGTTTGAATTTGAAGCTCCGAAACCCGCCACAGACGAAGCAGAGAAACTCAAGGCCGCTCTTTCCAAGGCTAACTCTGAAGCCGCCGAGTGGAAACGTCAGTTCCGTGAGAAGCAGACGGAAGCTGAACGTGCCGAGGCAGAGAGAGCAGAGAGAGAGAAAGCGGTTGAGGAAGAACTGCGAGGACTCCGGCGAGACAAGACCGTGAGTGCTTACATCGCTCAATGTCTTGCTCTTGGGTATGAGAAAGATCTCGCCCTCACGGCGGCAGAGGCAATGGCTGACAACGATGCCGCCAAAATCTTTGAGTGTCAGCAACAGTTCCTGGAGAGCAAGAAGAAAGAACTTGAGGCGGCTGCTCTCAACCATCAGCCGTCCATCACTTCCGGCTCTCCCCCCACCACGCAGCAAGCCGACAAGGAAACTCTGAACAAGACCAGAGCCTACTTCGGATTGCCGCCCATCAAATAACAAAGGAGAAATAACAAATGGCTACTACCGTCTCTCCCACAATTTCCAACAGCATCGGTCTTGCCGCCGAGTATCTGCCCATTCTGGACGAGATTTACAAGGCTGAGTCCAAGAGTGCTGTCCTGGACACCGCACAGGATCGTGTTCGTTGGAGCAATGACACCCAGAGCTTCTATCTGTTTGAAACCGACATGGTTGGACTTGGTGACTACTCCCGTAACGGCGGTTTCGTCCGTGGCGATGTGACCGCTTCGTGGAGACAGTACACTCCGCAGTGGGATCGTGGCCGCCAGTTCCTGGTTGACCGCCTTGACAATGCCGAAAGCATGGGCATGGCGTTCGGCACTCTCGCCGGAGAGTTCATCCGCACGAAGGTTGTCCCCGAGGTGGATGCTTGCCGTTTTGCGGCTTATTCCAAGTCTGCTTCTGACACCATGAAGACCGCCGAGAACATCTCCACTGGTGCTGGCGCGGTTGCCGCTATTGACCTTGGCACGGAGAAGCTGGACAACGCCGAAGTTCCGTATGAGGGACGTATCCTCTTCGTGAATCCCACGATGTACCGCTACCTCAAGGCTGGCATTACTCGCTACACCTACAATGGCGAGAACGGCATTGACTACAACGTTGAGATGTACAATGACATGAGGGTCATCACCGTTCCTGCCGGACGGTTCAACACCGTTTGCACCCTTGCACAGCCGGAAGATCATGACGATGCTGGTGGATACACCGCCGCTGGCGATACGATCAACTTCCTCATCGTGCATCCGTCTGCCATTCTCCAGGTCAACCGCTTCACGCAGCCCCGTATCTTCAGCCCCGAAGTGGTGCAGGAAGCCCAGTCCTGGATGTTTGACTTCCGTCAGTACCACGGCGCGTGGGTCAAGCATCAGAAGGCCAACGGCATCTATGTCAACGCCCCGTCCGTGGTGTCTGCGTAAGAAACAAAACGGGGAGAGCCTAACCGCTCTCCCCACCCCCGTAAGGAGTGCTAACGATGACAGACGCGCAAAAGTTGCTGACAGTGAAGACCTTGCTGGATGACGGCACAGGCTATCTGCCGAGCGATGACAAACTGAACACCTACATCACTCTTGCGGGGAACGAGATCCTCGCTTGGAAGTACCACCTTGTAGGCGGCGTTCCCGGGGACGTTGTTTCTGTTCCTTTTGCTGACGAGGGCGCACAAGTATATGCCGTCATTGCCGGATACACTCACGCGGGTGCTGAAGGTGAGCAGACGCACATTGAGAACGGCGTCCACCGCCATTTCATCTATGAGGACATGATCGGGTACATCCGAAACCATGTGTTGCCGTATGTGAGAGTTGGTGCTGTTGGTTGAGGACAGTTCAGCGTAATAAACGCCCTGTTGCGTATGCGTTCTATAAAGGAATCCAGGAACTCACGGACGAGAACGGAAACTACACGGGCGAGTACGATGTGGAGTACACCGAACCAATCAAGTCACTCATGAACGTGAGCGGCGGGAGAGGACAGGCCGACATCGCGCTGTTCGGACTCACGCAAAACTTCTCGCGCACGGCGGTTACGCAAGACCTGGAAACCCCGTTTGATACGGAAACCGTGTTCTGGGTGGAGCGAGATCCCGATACCGAGCCGTTTGACTATCGCGTGGTTGCGGTGGCAAGGACAATCAACCAAGTTGTGCTTGCACTTGAAGAGGTTGAGGTTTCCACAGAATCCACGGTGAGCGCATGAACGTCACGGTTACAGGACTTGACCGCATCATTGACCGCGTAAACCGCATGGGCAATATGCGGGAGCGGTGTGCAGAGGTTGCAAGGCGTCTGTGCGAAGAGGTGGGAGAACCCATCATCAGAGCCACACACCAGGTTGGACTTGCGGAACAAGACCATGTCGGTGCAGTGGTTGTGTCCGAGCCAACTGACAACGGATATCTGATCCGTGCGTCCGGCGAGAAAGTTCTGTTTGTGGAGTTCGGTACGGGAGATATGGCGGGGGCAATGTCCGCAAACTACGATGCCGTTCCTGCGTCCGTAGCACCCGGAACATGGTCTGCCACGCACTCGCAACAGTATTCCAACAATCAGTTCTGGATTCACGCAGGACAGAGGTACGAATTTACCGAACCGCACCCCGCGTTCTACGAAGCCTACCAGGCGATGGTCACCGAGCTACCGCGCATTGCAAGAGAGGTGTTTGCCGCTTGAATTACACGAACAACGCGATCTACACGCGCATCAGAGATGCTGCCGTGGAGTGCGTGTCCACTTGTGTGTGCTATCAGACGTACACGCCCGTACACGCACAGTTCCCGACCGTGTTTGCCCGTGAGATCGGACGGTTCACGCCCACCAAAACTGCAACCCTTTCCAACGCGCAGGATATCTCCGAGCGCACTTGGGAAATACAAGTGTTCTGCAACATTAAGCCGGGAGCAAAGGAACAGGCGTATGAACTCATGGATGCGGTGAAAGTCGCGCTTCGTGAGATGTACTTTGTGGAAACCTTTGAATCCCCGGTTGAACAGAGGGACAAGGATATCTATTGCCTCGTTGCCAGATTCAGACGAATCATCGGGAGCGGCGAGGAAATGCCAAGCACCGTTGTAAGTGCTTGAGAATAAACAAAGGAGTAACGATTATGGCTGGTGAAATCAGTTCTGCGGGTGTGCAGATTTTCTACGCCCCGGAGGCCGCGGTTGACACTTGTCCGTCTACGGGCTTTAAGCAGAAAGCAACGGGCGCGACTCTGAACATCGCGGATTATGTGACGGGCATCTCCGGGCTTGGCGCGGACTACGATATGTATGATGTCACGCCTCTGTCCGAGACTACAAGACACCGCTTCATCAAGGGTCTTCAGAACAATGACGGGAGCATTGAACTGAACTGCAACATCAACCCCACTTCCCGTTCGGATTGGGGAAAGATTGTTACCGAGTTTGGCAACCTCACTGGCGGGAAGTCTCTTTGGTTTGAGTTCATTCTTCCCGGCGATACTGACGGCTTCTTTATCCGTGCAGAGCCTCTGCCGATGCGTTTCCCCGATCTTGAGTCTGCACAGGCTGTCCAGGGTGCTGTTCAGCTTGTTGAGAACAAGTGTACGGGATTTTCCACGAAGATCGTGTCATAAGCAAACACACAAAACAGGGGCGGCGAGTACAACTTACCGCCCCTTATAAAAAGAACAGGAGACATTATGATTACCTTTACGGCTGAAGGAAAAGACTACAAACTGGAAGTGACCCCCGCCACCATCAAGACGATGGAAGAGAAGAACGGCGTGAACTTTGCCAAGTTGGGCGAGAAGATGCTTGCCGCCGAAACTCTGTGGAAAGGTATGTTCATCGCGCACCACAACAATGTGCCGGACGCAACGAGGATGGAAATATACCGCGCCCTGTCTGCGGTTGCGGATGGTGACGAGCCGGAGTATGACGAGAACGGAGAACCGATTGACACGCTCATGTCTGCCGTGGGTGCGGAGTATGAGAGCGCGATCAACAAACTGAAGAGGAGCCAGGGAAACCTGGCGTGGAAACGGAGTTAAGCGGCGGCTCCGTTTCGCAAACAGAAGACCCGCCGCAAGGATTTTCTTACGCACACTATCTCGACACCATCTGCCCGTACTTTATGCACTACGGGATGACATGGGACGAGTTTTGGTATGGGTCTATCGACAGACTCCACGCATACTGGCAAGCACATCAGTTTGCGGTAGAGCAACGGAACCAAGAACTGTGGTTGCAAGGACTCTACATCCGCGCCGCCGTTGCCAGTTGCTTGGATAAGAAGAACAAGTACCCAGATAAACCGCAACGCATCACGCCGATGACCGCAGAGGAACAGGAACTGGAGAACAAGCGAAAAGTCGAGCAGATGCGTGAGCAGTTGCACGAAATCAAACGCAGATGGGACGCAAAACACAAACAACCGGGAGATGAACGGAATTGCCAGTTGAAAACCTAGAAATAAGAGTCAACCTGGTTGGAGCAGACGAGGCGGCTGGTAGGCTTAACTCTCTTGCGGATGCACTAGATCGAGTTGAAGCGGCGGCAAGAAGATCAAACAGGGTTGCTAATGATACCGCAAGACAAACCAGTAGGGTTGGAGAAGCCGCCAAGAAAGCAAATGGTGGACTCAAGAACTTCATTGCGTCTTTGAAGCGCATTGCTTTCTACCGTTTCGTTCGCAGTATCATCAAGTCCATCGTGCAAGCGTTCCAAGAGGGGCTTGAATGGGCGTACCAGTTTAGTGCCGGAATTGAGGGCGAGGGAAATCGGTTTGCCTCCGCGATGGACAGGATCAAGACGGCGGGATCCACGATGAAAGCGCAGTTGGGTTCCGCGTTCATCGGTCTTCTTACCGCGCTTGAACCGATCATCACGAAGTTGTGCAATCTTATGACACAACTCGCAGACTCGCTGTCCCAAATCTTCGCGGCGTTTACGGGAACAACCTACCTCAAGGCGGCAGATGTACCACAACAATGGGCTGATGCGGCAACGAGCGCGGGAAGAGCGGCAAAGGAGTGGAAAAATCAACTCCTTGGGTTTGACGAGATCAACAGACTTGAGGAACCCTCCAACGGGGGCGGCGGCAGTAATTCCGGCGTTGACCCGTCCCTCATGTTTACGGACACCCCGATCAGCGAGTGGGCGATGGGGATCCGAAACGCGATTGAGCAGAGTGGACTCGCAACGGCATGGGGAAATCTCAAGGAGGCGTTCGGGAACTTCGGAGACTCCGAGTTTGGAACGAAACTGCAAGAGATATTCGGCATCGTCACGAACAGCACATTCCTCTTCTGCTTGAACACCATTGCAAGCGTTCTGCAAATCATTGCGGACTTGCTCAACGGTGACCTCAAAAAAGGCGTGGAAGATGTTTGGGGGTTCATCCTCGATGTGGTGTTCGATCCGCTCATCATGGTTGCACGGGTGATCGACACCATCTTCGGAACCGACCTCGCCGGGTGGTTGGAGGATGTCAAGACATCTCTTGAGGAACTGGATGTCACCAAGTTTGAGGGGTTCCAAAAACTTGAGAAAGCCTTTGAGGATCTCAAGGTGGCGTTCGACAAACTCAAGGAGTCTTTGCAGACACTTGGAGCGTGGTTGGATGAAACGGGCGTTTCCGATGCCATCAAAGAGTTCCTTGGTTGGCTCCTTAAAGAGAGTTTCGATGTGTTTTTAAGATCGTTGGCGTATGGAATCGAGATCCTCGCTGGTGCGCTGACGATTCTCGCCGATGTCTTGAGCGGAGACTTCTACTCTGCAATCAATGACATCAAGAACCTCCTCTCCGAAATCGTCTTTGAACCCTTTATCATCCTTGCAAGCGTGATTGACTCCATCTTCGGAACTGATATTGCCGGATGGATTGAGGGTGTCAAAAAGGCAGTTGAAGACTTCGACCTTGCTGGGTGGTTTGACGAGCAAATCGAAAAGTCGAAGCAAAGATGGGAGGCTTTCAAGCAGTTCTTCGTAGATGCGTGGGAGAACATCAAGCAGTTCTTCTACAAACTGACGCACCCGTTTGAGAATGTCGATTGGGATCAGTTCGCATACGATGTCGGATACGCCGTTGGGCAGATGATCCTCGCCATCGCCGGGTTCTTCACGCAAACGATTCCGCAACTGTGGGATACCATCAAAGGCGAGTGGGATACATTCTACAACGAGACTTGGCCTCAATGGGAAGACGATACGCGGAAAGCGATTTGGGACTTCATCACCGTAACGATTCCCAAGTTCATCACGGAAGACCTCCCGGAACTCTGGAATACCATCAAGGACGATGTGAAGCAGTTCGTTACGGAAGACCTCCCGCAGTTCATCCTTGAAGAGATTCCCGTGCTGTGGAACAAGATTAAGGAAGAGGTTTGGAACTTCTTCACGGTGACACTCCCGGAGAAGATTGCCAACATTGACGAATACTTCACCGACACGGGCGAGAGCATCTGGGACGGCATTGTTGAGGGGTGGAACCGGGCAACCGAACCCATCGCCAACCTTGTCAACCGTTTTGTGCAAGGCTTCAAGGACGCGTTGGGAATTCACTCTCCGTCTACGGTCTTTGCGGAAATCGGCGGGAACATTGTGGACGGTCTGTGGGGCGGCATCTCCTCCGCGTGGGGTGGGTTTGAGTCTTGGTTTGAGAGCGTGTTCCAAAACCTCATTAACTGGTGTCAATCCGCGCACACCTGGTTGCAAGATGTAATCACGGGCATCGGGATGGTCAAGGGTTCCGACACCAAGTTTTCGGGTAGCATCGGAACTTTCGCGTCCGGCGGTTTCCCCGAAACGGGATCCCTCTTCTTCGCAAACGAGGCTGGCCCGGAACTTGTTGGCACGATTGGTGGACACACGGCGGTTGCGAACAATGACCAGATCGTGTCTGGTATCCGTCAAGGCGTGTACGAAGCGGTCATGGCGGCGAACGGGAGCGGCAACGGTGATGTGACCGTCAAGGTGTACCTCGACAGCAAGCAGATCAAGGCGGGTCAGCAGAGACTCAGCCGCGCAATGGGGGTGTGATGAATGACCGTAGAGATCAAGAACTCTTCCAACACTTGGATCGACATCACTCCCTACATTGCGTTCGGCGGTCTGTCTTTCTCCCGGAACGATGTGGACGCGCCAGACGCAGGACGGAGCATGGACGGGCTTATGCACCGAGGGCGCGTGGCGGTGAAAGAGAAGATGAACATCAACACCATCCCGCTCACGAAATCGCAAAGCTCGTCCTTGCAGACGCTCTTATACCCGGAGACAATTTCGGTTCGCGTCACGCCCTATCCGCGCACGAACGCAGCGCACACCATGTCCATGTACTCCAACAACGTCAAGGTCACATACCTTATCCACTACACAAGTGGCGAGGATATGCAGAGCCTTTCTTTCCCGCTGATTGAGAATTGAGGTGACGGCGGTTGCAGACCACATCCGCACTCTACAAACAGCTTATTGAAGACGATAACCACTGGTTTGAAACCTATGTCACCATCGGCGGGAACACCGTGCCGGAATCGGTTCTGAAGTCTGTCAAAACCCAGAACCAACTGTTTAACGGAAACACGCCGAGCATCGGAAATGCAGTGGCGGCGCAGATTGAAGTGCGCCTCTTTGACCCAGGCTACAGTATTCCGCGCATGGCAGAGATTCGTCCGTACATCTGCGTTACGAACGGAACGGATACGTCCGAGTGGATTCCACAAGGCGTGTTCTACGTTGATACGCGCACGATCACGCAAAACGATGACGGGCTGGACATCCTAACATTGAGCGGGTTTGATGCCATGCTCAAGGCTGACCAGACTTATACGCAGGATACGCAGGAGATAGCAAGCACCGTTGTCAAGAACATTGCAACGATGATGGGGCTACAACTCTCTGACATTGATGGCCATGTATGGGATATTATTCCCATTAATGGCGGTGATACAATTCAGTGTTCCGGGGAGTATACGGCACGGGAGCATTTGCAATACATCGCGGCTCTGTACGGCGGTAACTGGACGATGACAAACGAGGGAAAACTGAACCTCGTTCGCATCAACGATATCCCACCCGAAACGAGCTTGCTCACGGACGAGGACGGACACACGCTGAATTTCGGAGCGGCGGCAGACAATGACACACCAAACGCGCAAAGGGTGGTTGTTTAATGGCGTTCGTTAACTTTAACCTTCTAAAACGCGTCAGCAATTACGAAACGTCCAATATCTTTGACGCGTATGTCCGTGTGGACGTGGTGATGGGCGAGGACAATCAAGGGAACATCATCACGGTATCCTACCCAGCAGGAGCGTCCGAAGATGACGGGCGCGTACTGACGGTAGATATGCCGATGTGTACAGACACCGCTCTGGCACTCACGGCGGCGCAGAGAATCTATGACTCTCTGAACCATAAAGACCCGCTGTCCTTCCAGTATCAGCCGATGATTGCGGACGGTGCGCTTGCCGATCCGTCTATGGAGTTTGGAGACTCCGTTGAAATAAACGGAACGCATTCTGGCTTCTATACTCGCAGCGTAAATTTCGGACGGCTCATGAAAGCAGACCTCTCCTCTCCAACGGACGAAGAGATTGACCATGAGTATCCGTACCAGGATTCGCAGGAACGCCAGATCGTCAGAACTGCGAAAGAGTATCGTGCCGGACTATATGTGAACTCACAGGCCATTACGGCAGAGGTTTCAGCAAGGCAAGCGGCAGACACAAACGTCACAAACACGCTCCGAAGCGAGATCACACAGACGGCAACGAGCATCAATGCCACGGTGCAAGCAGAGACGAATGCGCGTATCGCAGCCGACAACGGAAAGCTTGACACCACGAATACGGCTCAATCCTTCGGGTGGTCTTTGCTTTCGTCCGCGTTCCAACTGAAGAACAACAACACTACCGTCTTCCAGTTTGACGCAAATGGTGTTGCGTTCAAATCAAACGGCTCAAACGTGATGACTGTCACGCGCACTGGCGGTCTGTATGTGAAGGGCAACGGCGAGTTTACCGGGACGATTACCGCAACAGGCGGCACTATCGGCGGCATCTCGTTGAGCGGTTCGTATGGTCTGTACACGAACGGGAAGACATCTGCGACATCCACCGCAAGCGGTTTCCTCATTTCCAAGAACGGTGCGATCTATGTCGGCGCGTACAACAGCAACGCGGGAGCGTGTCCGTTCCAGGTTACAAGTTCTGGTGCAATTACTGCAACGAGCGGTAAAATTGGTGGTTTCACGATTGGGTCTTCCGCGATCTACAACGGGAAGAATGCAATCGGCGCGGACACCACGGCGGGTGTGTTTGTCGGAACGGGTGGCATAGCCCTTGGAAATGGGACGGCAAACCACACGTTCAAGGTCACAAGCGCGGGTGCGCTGACCGTCAAGTACGGGATGGCGTCCTTGTCAGACACGTCAAACAACGGCGTGTACATCGGCACGGACGGCATTGCGTTTGGTAAGGGAAAGTTTAAGGTAACCTCTGCCGGAGCGTTGACCGCGACATCGGGGCAGATAGGCGGGTTCACCATCGGCTCGTCCTCACTGTATAACGGGATGACCTCGCTGTCCGATACCACGCACAACGGCGTCTTTGTTGGGACAAGCGGTATTGCGTGTGGAAAGGGCGCGTTTCAGGTCACAAGCTCTGGAAAAGTTACAGCCAGTAACCTTGTGCTTTCCGGCGGTTCTATTACAATTGGAAGTAACTTTAAGGTTACAAGCACTGGAAATGTGACCGCGAACAACATGGTGCTGACAGGAACGCTGAAGATCGGCGGGACAAACATTACCGCTGAAGCACTTCAGCAAGGAGCGCAGAGTGCTTACACGAACGGCTCAACCTGGTCAACGGGCGCGGGATATGGATACTCATACAACAACGCTACGAACCAGAACAGCGGTGTGTATCCGACATTCTTCCGCGCAACCGTCATGTATTGCTCTTCCATCACGCTCACGTCAATCATTGACCGCAACAGTTTCTCGCGGTATGCGGCATGGAGATATCTGCAAGGCGCGGACGGGAATTACTACTATTTCCTCTGCGGAGCGGCATCGTAAGGGGGACTTATGACACACGAACAGACGATTGAGGCTGTGATTGAAAACCTCAAGGGACTCTTCCGAGACAAGGACAGGCTTGTCGGAGTGGACGATTGGGACACCTTCATCGGGTGTATCTGCGCTCTGGAAAAGGTCAAACAAGCACTGACCATTGTGGAGCAGGAAAACAAAGAGGAGTGATCTACCTTGGCTGATAAAGCGATATCTGCGCTGCCGAACGCAACAACCCTGGGCAACTCCGATCTGTTCGTTTTGTCGCAGAGCAACGTGGCAAAGAATGCTACATGGCAGACCATCATCGGTTATCTGACCACCGCCCTTTCTGGACACGGCGGGATCTCAAGCATTGCCAAGACGGGGACGAGCGGTCTGGTGGATACCTACACCATCACGATGGCTGACAACACCACTACCACGTTCACGGTGACAAACGGTAAGGCCATCACTTCCATCGCTCTCACGGGAACGAGTGGGCTTGTAGATACCTATACAATTACCTACAATAATGGGGACACCGACACGTTCACCGTCACGAACGGCAAGAGCATCTCGTCTGTGGTGAAGACTCCGGCTGTCCCGCCGTCCCTCGCCGACAGTTATAGAATCAACTTCAATGATTCGTCTTACTATGACTTCACCGTGGACAACGGCGTGGGTCTTGCAAGCATTGACGTGTACTATGCCATCTCCGACCAGGGCGTTGACCCGTCTGCGGTCACCGGGTGGGGTGGTTCTGTTGTTACTCCCACCGCCGCGAACCCGTTCCAGTGGACGAACATCCATATGGTAGACAACACGGGAACGGCTACGGACGTGTACACCATCACGAAGATTGCGGACGATCCGACCATTACTGTGGGAACGGTAACCGCCGCGTCTGGGAACAGCTCAAGCGTTACGATCACGAACAGCGGTACGCCATATGATCCTATCCTTGACTTTGACTTTGTGATTGAACAGGGCGCAACGGGTGCAACTGGAGACTACATTGATCCTGTTGCCTCGTTTGGCACTTCTACGTCTGCCGCAACAGAGCCGTCCACATGGTACAATTCTCCTACAAGCATTTCGTATTCTGCCGGAAACTTCATCTGGAAGAAGATTGACTACACGCTTCACGATGCACAGACCGTTCAAAGCACAGAGAAGACCATCATCGGCTACATTGGACAAAACGGGGCTGGCTCCGGCACAGTAACGCAGATCACATTTAATAATGTGGTTTACCAGGATGACGGAACGGGCAATGTTTCCATGACCATTACCGCAGACGATGTGGGTGCGATTGAGAATCCGTCTACGAAGTCCGATGGGCAAGTGTTGACCTACGATGCCAATGCGGATGCGTGGGTGGCTACAACTCCGTCCGTGGGGCAAGTGAACACCGTCAACAACGTGGGTGTCTCCGTAGGCACAACGAACATTGCGCTCAATGCCACGCAGATTCCGATGTCAGATGTTGACCCAACCGCAATCTCTGCGGCGATTCCGTCCGCTGAAACCGCAACTCCTGCGGCACTTGGCACTGCATCTGCTGGCTCTTCAACCAAGTGGTCTAGAGGTGATCACGTTCACGCAAAACCAGGTCTTGGAGACTTGAGCGGTACACTGTCTATTGCACACGGCGGTACTGGGGCAACCAGTGCGGAAGACGCTAGGTCAAACCTTGGAGTCCCGTTCAGCGTTTCAAGAAATGTTGCCAACAACGCTTCTTTTACATTCACGTTTGGCAACACTTCTGCAATGGTGCTTTTCATCACTAGTGCCGGGTCAAGCGCCCGTGGAGCATACATTATCCATAGTCAAAGCAATGGGTCAATGGGAGCAACCACGCTTGGCGGTTCTCTGTCTGGTGTGAGTTTCAGCACATCCACTGCAAACAAATTTACAATTACCAATTCTTCTGGATACCAGATATTCACCAGAGGATTGGTTATGTTTGGCGATGTCACAACCTAAAGGTGGGGTGATTGAATGCTGAAGAACCTTGAGATTGCGCTTGCCGAAGAGGGCTATCTGGAAAAGGCAACGAACAAGAACCTTGATGACAAGACCGCCAATGCAGGATTCAACAACTGGACAAAATATGCCCGTGACCTTGACAACATCGGCTTCTTTAACACCGCCAAGAACGGATACCCCTGGTGCGCCGTGTTCACAACGTGGACATTCTACAAAGCCTGGGGGGCTGCGGCGGCACGGCTCATGACATATCAGCCAACCAAGTCTTCTGGAGCGGGATGCACACAGGCGGCGGCGTATTACAAATCAAGGGGGCAATTTTATAATACGCCCAAGGTTGGTGACCAGATATTCTTCACATGGGGTGGAGAAATTGAACACACCGGGCTTGTCTACCATGTGGATTCCACAAAGGTGTACACCATTGAAGGAAACACCAACGGCAAAAGCGGTCTGATCGCAAACGGTGGCGGCGTGTATCGCAAATCATACGAACGGAACAGTTCCGTCATCTACGGCTACGGCAGACCGAACTACGGGCTTGTGACTACCGAGGAGCAGAAAGAACCAACCGAGCCGAAGCAGACCGTTACAGACACGGGGGTGTATGACTTGAAGATTAAGCAACTGAAGAAGGGCGCAACAGGAAACCTGGTTAAGACACTCCAGGCACTACTTATCAAGAAGTTCTCTATCAGCTTGCCCGTCTACGGCGTGGACGGAGATTTCGGTGCGGAGACTCTCGCCGGAGTAAAGGTCTTCCAGAAGCGGTACGGACTCACGCAGGACGGCGTGGTAGGAGAGAAGACCTGGGCTAAACTACTGGGTATCTGAAATGGAAGTCAAGCACAGACCGAGGGGTAGTGGTAGCATCCCATATGACCTCAAACGGAAGTGCGTTGAGGCGAGTGCGTCTGGGATAACCACGCGAGAGGTCTTTGACCGCGTGTTCAAGCCGGAGTGGAGCAGAATGGACTTTGAGACATTCCGTCACAAGCTCCGAGATTGGAAGAAAAAGCAGATGGCTGATCTGTCCACGCAAGAAGCGGCAACCTATCCCGGCTTCTTCGCACACGCTGCCACCGTCCAGGTTGACGCCAAAGGGAACATCACGCAAGCGTGGATTAAGGAAACGGCAGACCGCGTGGATTGGGAACAAATCTGCGAGATGCTCCGAGAAGCGGTACAGCCGGAGATCATTGACCAACCCGACACGGAATCAAGCAAGCAGATGCTTGAGATTCCTCTGTTTGATTGCCACTTTGGATTAGCAACTATTTCCGATTACTATTCCATCCTTGGCGAGATCCTTGACGAGATCCACTCCAGAACATGGGAAGAGATCCACATCATCATCGGGCAGGACAATATCCATAACAATGATATGCGCGGTCACACAGCCAAGGGGACGGACATCCAGAGGGTGGACATCCCCAAGGCGTGGGCTGACGCGTGGGAGTTCTGGACGGAGATCATCCGAGCGGCGTGTCACAACTCATTAAAAGTGACGGCACACTATAGCCGTGGGAATCATGACGAGTGCCTTTCCTGGGCATTCTTCAAAGCTCTCCAGGCAGCATATCCGACCGTCTCGTTTGACGATTCTCTCGCATACCGCAAGGCGTTCACATGGCGGCAATGCTTCATCGGCTACGGGCATCTTGAATACACCACGGACAGCAACAAGATCTTTCGCGATTTCGTGATGGATTTCCCCGATCAGTTCGCACACTCTGTTCTGCGAGAGGTTCACGCAGGACATCTGCATCGCGAGAGCATAGACAACGGCATGATGATACGCCGCTTGGCATCTGCCGTTCCCACAGACGAGTGGTCTTCCGCAAATGGTTACACGGGAGCGCACAAACGATTCCAACTGTTTGAGTATGCTCCTGGAAGGTTGCGTTCTATAGTGTATATTTGACTTTCGCACTTTGCGCTTTATAAAGTTTGTATTGAACTCAATTTTAAATCAAACTCATAAACTACACTTTTCAATGTAGTTTTTGGATTTCGTTCCGCACTTATTCCGACATTTATATTGCCAATATTTTGAAAAGTGGCAATAAAAATGGCAATGGAGTATTGAAAAGTGTTGCACCGCAACGGGTTTCGGAGATGTGTTACGGGTTCGATTCCCATTATCCGCTCCAGAATATGAAAGTGCCGATAGTGTTCGTTTTTGAACATTATCGGCATCTTTTTGCACATATTTGCCAAGATATTGTCACTTTTCTTCACGAATTGCGTGTTGCGAATGGATAGAATTTTAGCCGTTTTGGCAAGCCTTATTGCCATTTTGGGCGGCTTTTTTACGCAAAAATGGCAATGAAAATGGCAATGGATTTGGAGAGATTATCAATCTTTAGATGGCAACAAGTCGCGGTAGTATTCTGCAACGCGCTCCGAGTACATCCTGCGCCCATCCTCAATGGTGTGGGTGTACACGGAATCCATCACGGGTTTTGACGCCCACCCGCCGTTCTCCATTGTGTACCGCTCCGGCACTCCGAGGAGATGTGAGACGGATGCGAATGTATGACGGAAATCGTGGACGCGCACATGATCCCAACCTCTCCGTTTCGTGAGCCGAAGAAGATGTAGGTAAATAGAGTTCGGGTGCATCTGAACGAGCCGTCCTTCCGGGGCGGCTTTTACCATGTCAAGGATGATTTGGTCAACCATGATTGACCGAGTGCCAGCCCTGGTCTTCGTGGTGGGCTTGTCAACCCACGCGTTCGTGGAATCCTGCACAAGGACGTGGCTGATCGTGACCGTACCCTTGTCAAAGTCAAAGTCCGACTTACGCAGAGCCATCAGCTCCGAACGGCGCAGACCGAGGAATGCCATGAGCAGGATCGGAAGTTCATACTGTGTGCCACGAACCTCTGCGAAGATGTCGCGCAGTTCCTGCGGGGAGATTGGTTTGCCTGTCCTGGGCGGTTGGGCGGGAAACCTTACAGATGGCATCGCACCCTCTTGCACGGCGTTTAATGCGGAAGAAATTAGGCCGAGAGCATTTTTTGCCGTCTTAACAGACGTATAACGCAACTCAACCTTTACAGCGTTCTGCACCATTGTTTTTGTAAGCTCCGAGATCCTGCGATCCATGAGCATGGTGAAACGCCTGGAGAGATAGGAGCGGTAGGCGCGGATTGTAGACGGCGAGAGGATTCCGTCTCTGTCATCAATGTACCGCTCCACCGCCGTTCTGACCGTCATGCGTTCCGGGTTGCGCTTGACATCTGTCAACCCCGCCTTGACGTTTACAGCCTTTGCGATTGCCTTTGCTTCGGTGGACTCTGTGATTCCGATGTCCATCCCGTCCACGCGTACACGGACGAACCACTTGCCGGACGGCAGCCGTTTTGCTTTCGGTATCTTCATGCTGTCATCCCCCGCCTCTGTGTCCAGTATTCTATAGCATCACGCACGAATGCCTCTGTGAGGCTTTCAGCGTCCGCGATATCCCACGGAGCAAAACCCGAACGCAGATACCTTGAGAGGGTTCTCCACGGCAGGACAGCTTCGTACTGTCTCCTGCAAGCCGATGCTTCTGCAAGCTGAACCAAACTGCGCGGTGCGTCTATTCCGTATGTGGCGTCCTCAACGATGTGCGCCCATTCGTGGCTCACGGCAACCTTCTCCTCTGCCGTGGTGCGGATGCGGTGATCGTCCAGGAACACACCCCACGAATCACCGAGGTGGACGGCTACGGCATCTGAGCCAGTGTCAAGCGCATAGTCTCCGGAGAAGCACCGAACCCCGTGCCGGATAAGGTCTGCGTATACTTCAGCGAGTGTCAATCCTTGTTCCCCCTGTTTGCCCTTGCGAGTGTCTGTGCCATCTGGATAAGTATATTCTTATCGTGATCCGTTAAATCGGACTCCGCGCCGTGCATGGCATATGTGAACGCAGAGAATTCGTTTGTAGCCGTTGAGCGTTCCATCGGAACATCGTACCCCATGAGCCACGCTTCGGATACGTCCAGAAAGACGGAGAGTTTATAGAGCTTTGTCTGTCCGGCTTCGTATTTACCATGTCTCCAATTGCTGATGGACGCGTGGTCAATCCCTGTTCCACGAACGATGTCTGTAGCCGTCTTACCGCGAATCCGCATGGCCTCGTTTAATCGTTCTGCGAATGTATTCATATGGTATCACCTCGCCATCAAGAGTAACAAAGGATATCCTAAATTGCAATACAACAGAATCAACAAAAATTTATTATGGATTTTCAAAATAGTGCTTGACAAATCCTACGCTGTTGTGTATTATGGGCTTGCGGTTAGGAAATCCTACAACACATAATCAACTAAATGAAACGAGGTGAATACAATATGGAATATCAGTTTAACATGGGCGCACTGAAGGAACTGATTCGCAAAAAGGGATATAAACTGGGAGATATGGCGCGGATGATAGGAATCACGGCTGGTACGTTCAGCCAGAAGTTAAGTGGAATCTACGAATTCAAACAGGGCGAGATTCGCAAGATTTGCGAAATCCTTAATATCCCTAACGAGCAGATTGGGTTCTATTTTTTTACGCCAATGTTTAGGATTTCCGAAGTATGAGAGAGGGGGCAAGATGACGAATGGCAACCGCACGGGGAAATCAATTAGCCGACCGCCGAGCAGATGAGGACTATATCCGAAGCGTCCGTGCGGCAATGGCGGCAGCAGAAGTCACGCGGGAGAGACTTGCGGAACACTTGGGGATGTCCAGACAGACCTTGAGGAACAGGATGGCAAACCCGGAAACGTTCACACGCGGGGAAGACAGAAGACTTCGGAGATTTTTAGGAATGGGGGATGCAACATGACACTTCAAGCGGCTTGTCTGTGGAGCTTGGCGTTCTGCCTTGTGATTCTGCTAATGGGGGGCATCATTGATTGGCTCAACCGCAGACGGGAATCCGATGGCAAGCGCATCCGCGACCTGGTTCGCGAGAACGCAATGCTGAAAGCGCAGTTGAAGCACAACAAATTTGAGAGCGAGTGGAGCATTGATTCTATTCGCACCGAATTGGCAATTAAAGAATTGCTCCTGCGTCAGAAGTGGAACGATGCGAAGCAATGAAGCCGTCCTGTGGGATTCGTTCAAGGAGCTTGTCGGTGCGGTGGCATTGCAAGCGGTCAACGATTGGATCGCCCTGGACTACGGACGGGTTGAAGCGATAGTCAACCTTGGGCAGACCATACGGAGAAGCGAGGTAAACGCCTTCCTAACATCGCCGGAGTTTGAATCCTTCCTGCTCCATGTGTGCCGTGGCATAAGCCTTGAAGCGGTAAGACAACAGTTATTCATCAAGAAAGGAGAGCCAATGACGGGAATCAAAGACCTAACCGAAGACGAGCGCAAGACAATCGTTCTGATGGCAGACAACGGCATGAACGTCAGCAAAGTGGCACAGGCGTGTTTCTACTCACGGGTCACGATCTATGAACGGCTTCTGCGTATCAAGGCAAAGACGGGGATAGATCCGCAGGACTTCTGGGGGCTGCACATCCTGCTGTCTATGTTGGAAACAGAAAAGGAGAAGAGCCGTGAACAGGAACGGAAGAACGAAAAGGAATGAGGTATCCACCCTCAACTGGCAGGATCTCAACTACCAGATTTACGAAGCCGCAAAGAAGAATCTTCCGAAGGACTTGAGTCCGAGAGAGTACGAAGAAGAAGTCAAAAGGCTTGCGATCAAGTACAACATTTGAAAGGAGAAACAGCAATGCCTATTTATCATTCCGAAGACCTTAACTTCAGCAACCAGTACCTTTCGTTCATCTTTTTCGGTGCGCCCGGTACTGGCAAGACCACGCTTGGCTACTCTGCACCGAACCCTCTGGTCATCAACCTTGACCGTGGAGCGCACAGGGTTAAGCCGGAACACAGGGAAGGCAAGGACACTTCTGTCTGCGCCAACCTGGACGAGGTGAAAGCAGACCTTGAGTTTGCGAAGGGAAAGTACCAGACCATCGTCATTGACACGGGCGGTGCGCTCGTTGAGATGATCAAACAGTATGTGGTAGACCATCCGCAGGACTACAAGGGCGGCGCAAAGGCGATGGGCGGTATCTCTCTCCAGGGATACGGCTTCGTCAAGACCATTTGGGGCGATCTGGTACACAACATTCGGCAGAACTTCAACGTGGTGTTCATCTTCCACGAACAGGCCGAGCGCAACGGCGATGACGGAGTGTTCTACTCCATCGTGGTGGAAGGTGCTGCGAAGAACAGCGTGTGGCAGAGTGCGGATCTCGCCGCCCGTCTCTTCATCAGCAACGGCACTCGTTACCTTGGCTTCACGCCCACGGAATCCTATTCCGCAAAGTCCTCGTTCGGAATCTCTGGTCTTATGCCCGTGCCGGAACTGAACCCCGGTGAGCCGAACGATTTCCTCACGAAGCTCTTCGCAAAAGTTCGTGCCAACCTGGATGCGGAGAACAAGGCACTTGATCCGCAGAGAGACGCTTACCGCACGGCGATGGAGAAGGCAAAGTGGATCTGCGAACGAGTGAATGCACCAGACGATGTTGCCGCCGCCGCTGAAGCCATCAAGGCAATCGCACACGCACTCACAAGTGAGAAAGAATCCAAGGCGATGCTGAAAGCAAGGCTTGCGGAACTGAACATCGTGTGGGACAAGACCGAGAAAGTTTACAAGTATGCCGAGTAAGGTTCGGGTCACAAAGACCCTTCTGGATTCGTGGTTGTGGTCATTCAAACGGGACGATGGGTGGGAAGACTTTCTTGCCACCCTCAACCGTGAACCGAAACAACCGACACAGGCCATGCTAGACGGGACGCGATTTGAGAATGTGCTGAACTCCGTGCTGAATGGGGAACATCTGCCAGACCATCACGAATGGGCGTACCCCATTACGATTATGGCAGATGAGCTTTGGGGTTCGCAACAGCAAGTGGTTCTGTTCCAAGATTGCGAGGTTGACGGGCAGCCGTTCCTTCTCCACGGGGTTCTGGACTATCTACGGGAAGGTCATATTTGGGATTGCAAGTTCACAAAGAACTACCATCTCAACAAGTACTTCTGGGAAGGAACTGCACAGACCGCCATGTATCTTGCACTCGTTCCAGAAGCCCTGGATTTCACCTACATCGTGAGTGACGGCAAGTCGGTGTACAGAGAGCGGTATCCACGCGAAATCGTCCCGCCGATTGAACCAACAATCAAAAGATTCATGGAGTTTTTGAAGCGCAACAATTTGTGGGAAACATTTGAAAAGAAATGGAGAGTAGAAGAATGAGCAATTGGGGCTTTCAGAGAGAAGAGACAGAGCGCGAGAGTGCCGTAACTGGAAAGCACCGCGTAGTCATCACAGAGGTCACGGAAGGCGTCACCGGGCAGATGTCCAAGAACCCCGGAACGCCGATGATTATCATCAAGCTCCGTCCGAGCGGTAGGCACTTCTCCGTCACGCACCGCATCGTGAAGAACGATTACTTCAACAGGAACATGACACAGTTCTTTGACGCGTTCCCGGACATTGAGTGCGGTGACTTCAACTTCCTTTCTTGGGTTGGATGCGAGGGAGCTGCGATGTTCAAGCAGGACGATAGGGGGTACACGCAAGTACAGTACTTCCTCTCACCCGAACGCGCCGCGGATCTCCCGCCGTTTGAAGGGGACAAACCAGAGCGACAGGCCGTAACGATTCTGGTGGACGATGAGTCCGAGCCGGACGATCTCCCGTTCTGATGATTAAGCACTGGACAGACAAAGAACTGAAAGAAGCACTCTCCACGCTGACGATCATCTGCGACACACGGGAGCAGGACAGGCACTGCGAAGAGTACTTCAAACGGCACGGCATTCCCCATATCACACGAAAACTGGATACGGGGGATTATTCAGCGCAGATCGGAGACATGACCCTGGAGCGGTCTGTGGCGATTGAACGCAAGCACAACCTGGACGAGCTGTGCGGAAATATGACGGCTGACCGTGATAGATTTGAGCGTGAGTTTCTCCGAGCAAAGGCACACGGATTGCATATCTTCCTCGTTGTTGAGAACGCAACATGGAGTGATATTTTCGTTGGGAATTACCGCTCCAAAATTACTCCGAAATCTATCACGGCATCCATTCTTTCGTGGCTTGCGCGGTTTGATGTAACGCTGATTTTCTGCAAGCCGGAAGAAACGCCAAGATTAATTTATGGCATTCTTTATTACTATGCCAGAGAGGAGCTTTTATATGGCTGACAATGTTGAGCATCCAAACCACTACACCAAGGGCGGTGTAGAGTGCATTGATGCGATTCGCGCAAGCATGACCGCAGAGGCGTTCGCAGGATACTGCAAAGGAAACTGTATGAAGTATCTGTACCGCTATGAGGACAAAAACGGCGTTGAAGATCTTCGCAAAGCGGCCGTGTATCTTGGGTGGCTTATCCAGACGGCGGAACTGATT